GTATCTAATACACCAGACGCTAAGTCAGCAACTTCAATGTTTGAAATTGAGTTACCAGTGCCATTTGCGTCAAAAGTTTTGTTAGTAAGTGCTGTTGTTGAACCTGCAGTTATGTAACTTTGTAAATCACTTATCTGACTTTCTGTAATAGAAACACCTGAATTTATAGCAGCTTGGTGTTGAGTGACACTCGATTGTGTAATATTAGCATCTGGAACATCAGCCCAAGTAACTGCTGATGATAAATCATTAGCTTCAGAAAATGAAGTAATATAACCAGAGTCATTTGTCCATTGTGATATATTACCTGACTTGTTTGTTAAAGTATGTGTAGATGATGCTGTTAGTAAATCTGAATTTAATGTTGTACCGTCACCTATTGCTGTATAAATTTCATTAAAGTTGTCGTTGACTAAATCACCAGCGGCTCGAAGTGTTGAACCTGTGCCGTCATTTGCAATTGTTCCGATGTTTATTGTTTGTTTTGCCATATCTCTCTCTTACTATTTATATCTTAACCTACATCAAATGTAGTTGTTCCACTATCAAATGTGGTTTGTGTTTCATCAAAAGTATCACCTTGTAAAACACCTATTTGTGCAGGAATTGTGAAATTTGTTTTGATTTTTCTACCATCCTCTGAAGATGTCATTAAAAATATTGCGTTTGAACCATCTAGTGATGTTCTTGTACCTTTTACTTTAATAGCACTTAATTGTTCAAATGTAATACCACTACTACTAGGTGTTCCGTTTGCTGTAAGACCAAATGCAGTCTGTATCATCTTATTAATTGACCCAAATCTAGGTCCTGCATATACAAATCCTTGTCTTACATTGACATTGTTTATAGTACGTCTAACTCTACTTACATAATCTATTACAAGTGGTTGTGTTTTTAAAGTTACATCTCTTGTTGTTTTACTAAACTGTGAAATTGTATCTGTATCAAAGTCAGCAGATACTACTTCGTTTGCGTTTGCTCTTAAACTTGTACCATCTGATTCTGTACCCAATCTACGACCAACAAGTTTTGAGTAAATTCTTGTAAGTAGAGTTTTTAAGATACCTTCTACACCAGAGTTTACTCCAGTTATTCTTCTAATCTGAGCATTTAAACTTGACTGTATGGCAATCTCACCTTGAAAATAAAAACCAGCAGAGTGTAAAGTTTTTACATATGCGTCACGCCATTCATTAATTGATCTACCAACTTTTATGATATATGAATAATCTTGGTATAATAAACTGTCTTGTATTTTCATTGAGTTTTCAGATACCCAACCATCTTCGTTTATAAAAGTACCATCTGTAGTTACAACTGTACCTATTGAAACTGTACCAGTTGCTTGTTGTAATCTTAATGCAGTAAATGTAGCGCCATTACCACCAGTAATTGTTTCTCCCTCTACAAATGATCCACTATGATTTTTTGCTTTTACAATATTCAAATCCGTATCTATAGAAACTATCTCAGCAGTAACACTACTAGTACCACCAGTTATTGTTTCTCCTTCACTTAAACCACCTGAAAGACCATTGTATAAAATATAAGTTGGTAACTTTATTGTTGGTGCAGGACTTGCTTGATAATTATAACCAGACTCAATTACTTTCATTGTTAATGCACGTCCTATTTCAGAACCATATGCTAATAGTTTTGCACCACTACCACCAGATGACGTAACCGTCACACTAGGTAAAGATGTATAACCATTACCAAACTCAATCATTCTAACATCTGTAATATCTTCGTTACCTGAACCTGCTTCTTGTACAACTTTGTTACCAAAATATTGGTCATTCTTACCTGTTTCATCTTCTAATATTAATTGACCTGTACCTGTACCAGACTCTAATGTAACACCACCATTTACAACTGATACTCTTGCAGTCGCATTTCCTGTGCCAAAGTTTATGGTATCACCTACAGCGTAACCTGTACCACCTGTATCTACTAATACTTCTTGTATTGTACCAGGACCTATTGTACCAACTTTAACATTTGCACCTGTACCACCTGCTGTTATTTCTACTTGGTCATCTTCGTTATATAATGCACCATCATTTGTAATTGTTTTTTGATCTATAATTTCTGAAACTGTTAATGAAACTAAAACATCAGCGTCTGTATTATCTGTACCTGTAATTGTTTCACCAGCAACAAAAGAACCAGAAACAGAATTATCACCTACAACTAATTCAGTAACTTCTACACCACCTATTAAAAATTTAAATACATCTTCTACAATTGCAGTTGCTTCATTTATATTTGTATCTGTCGGGTTGTTTGCTTGTGTGATTGTTTGACCTATAAGATTTGTAGGCTCTGAATTATCTAATGCTAAACAACGAATTATTTTTTTAGTATCCCATTTACCATCAGACACCCTTAACATTTCATCTTTAGGGTATCTTATTTCAGCGTCTTCGTTTAAAAGTAATTTAAAAAATATTTCACTTGCACGTTTTGTACCTTTAGATTGATATAGTGATTTAATATTTTTTGTAAGATTTCTTTTATCTATACCTTCGTATAATCTATCGGGTACACTTGTTAAAAATGAGTTTCTAAATTTAGATAAGAAACCTGATATAGTTTTATCTACATCAGCGTAATCTAAAAGTTGTTGAATATTTTGAACTGGGTTTGCTCTGTACTTACCTATAGTTGCCTGAGCACCTGAAGACGAACCTGTTATTAATTCACCTTCTATAAATTTATTTTGATGAGCAACAAACAAACGACCACCACCATCAACGTCTTCTATTATTACCGTTGTCGTTGCACCAGATGTAGAACCTGTAATAGTTTCGCCGTTTATAAAATCACCATAACTTGTGTCTTCTAAAAGAACGTTATCGTCACCATCATCTTTACTTACGTTTGTACCATCAAGTACAATCTTTGCAGCTGTTGTACCTTCTAATACTAAATGATCTGGATCGCCAATGTTTGTTAATGTAATCTCAGCTGATTCCATCAACTGATAATATGCTTTTACAAAATCTAAAAATAATGGGTGGTCTTCAAGTACAAAATCAGGTACTTGTGAATTTATAAGGTTTGATATTTTATCTTTAAAGTCGGCCATTTCATCTAATAACTACTAGTCGTGGTATATCCTATACCAGCGTTTGCTGAGCCTCCTGCTAATGTGTCAGCCTCAACTGTAACTGAACTGTTTGCAACATCAATATCTAATACTTGATTTCTGATAGGAACAATATCGTTTGAGTTAGGTTTAACCGTAACTTCTATAACTGTTGAAGCTGCACCTCTTACGTTTTCTATATTAGAAACATTTAAAGAGTTTACTTCAACTTTACCTGTTGAGTAATCTATTGTACCTTGTGTACTGTTAGCATATGATCTTACAGAACCATCATTTCTATATCTTCTTACATTACCTTGTCCATCATCATCTAAAAACCAAATGTTTGTAGTGTCGCCATCAATTTTAAATCCTGTTGATTCTAAAATACCACCAGAAGCAGAATTGTGACCTGAATGTGGATTGTATAATGCGTTTGCAAAGTTAATTGTATATTTTGTAGAACTGCCTAATGTTGGTACAAAAGACTTTCTCATTTTAATTGTAGTTATGTTTGATAAAATACTTTCATCTGTTTCATCAATCAATCCTGTTAATTTAGAATATCTAAAAATAGTATCAAATGATTGTAAAGTATTTGCGTTGTAATCTGTTATTGTTGTAACAATGTTTGATTTAATTGTGTCAGCAGTTTTAGGTGTTGTTGCCTCATTAAACTTAACGTTAGATGTAATTAATATATCTGTTGTTTCAGGATCAATGATAACTGGTGTAACTGAAGCAACTGAATATTTTTTTAAATCTTTTACTATTTTATCTTTTGTAGCGTCTGTAAGATTAGAACCACTTGTTGGTAAAATAGAAAGATAAACTCTACCATAGAATGGCGTTTCAGCGTCTTCACCACCCCAAGCACTAACTGATTGTGTGTTAGCATAAAGTTGTTTTACTTTTGATTTATAATCTTCTATTGTAACTGCTCTGTCTTGTGACGCATAAAAATTAGGTGCATTGAATTTTATACTTTGTAAACTTTCAGGTTCAGCACCACCTTGTGCTGATGAGTTAACAGTTGTAGTTACGTCTGTAAATCCAGAAATAGAACCTGATAATGTAAATGCAGTTGCACCGTTAGCTTCTGTTTTGTTTGTAACAACATAACTAATACTAATTATGTTACCATCGTCTAATGATTTACCAATTACACCATCACCAAAGTAAATTTCAAATTGACCGTCTTCAGCCTCTTGGCAGAAATAAACTTTTGATGTACTATCTAATTCTGTTATTGAACTTGCTTTAGTGTACGTGTTTTGTGTTACATCTGAAGCACTATTTTGCACTACAACTTTTATTGTAGTTGTATCTGCTCTGTCACTAGGTATTAAAAATCTTTGATCTATATCTTGGCTGTCATATGTGTAAGCATAGGTAACATATGTACCTTCGTAAACATTTAAACTTTGTGCTGTGTAAATACCATCAATTGGTTGTACAACTTTATCTGATACTGAAACAAACGTGTAAGTTAAACCATCTATTGATGAAGTAAATTTTGTACCTGCAGGAATTGTAATTGAAGCACCTGTACCATCGTTGATTACTAATTTTAAATCAGCGATTGGTGCTCTAGCAGAGTTAGGTGTGTATCCTACTAATTTAGCCAGTGACGCAACACTTGATCTTAACTGTGCTGTGTCCATAAACATTTCGTTTGCTACAAAGTTTGCATTGTAAGCCAAGTAGTGTGTATTGTAAGCAAGTAGGTCAAGCAATATTGCCATTGAACTACCTTCAAAGTCGTAATCTTTAAATTCGTTTTGATTTGCTAAAAATCTTTTGAGTGAACCTTTTATATTTTCAAAATCTAATTCTGAAATTTCTAATTTGTGTTGTGCCATCTTATCTTACTCTTTGTAAAAATGTTGATACTGATATAGGTGCTTCTGCACCATTAATTAAAAATGAAACCATAATATCTAACCCATTATTGTTTTCATCTTCCTGAACAACCACATCTTCTACTGAAACTCTAGGTTCGTATTTCTCAATTGCCATTGCGACCCTATCTTTGATGATTACCATCATAGGTTCGGTCATGTTCTCAAATAAGAAACCTCTTAAATTACAACCAAAGTCAGAATTAAAAGGTTTTTCGTATTTGTTTGTTAAGATTATATTCTTAACAGCTCTCTTAATTGCCTGTACATCAAATAATCTTGCAACATCTTTAGTTGCTGGATTTTTAGTAAAGTTTAAATTTAAATCTTTGTAAATACGATTTGATCGTTTACTTTGATTCGTTGTACTTGCGTCATAGTTTGAATAGGCCATAACTATATTTATATGACTTTACAGACCATTTACTAATACATTTAGAGAAGTGAGTATCATTGCACCTGAATCAGCACTATCAGTTGTACGACCCCAAGGTATACCACCTATCTTTACGTTTGATGATCCTTTGTTTAAAAAGGCAACATGTGATGAACAAGGTGGTATAATAGGTGGAACTAGGTGTGTTACTGTAGGTGTGCCTTGAACAGCACCATAGATACCGTTTGCCTTTACTGTTCTTACTAAAGAGATCGCTAAATTGGTGGTTCCATCGCAAGCGTGTCCTGTAGTTAACAAATCTCCTTCTCTTGCCGCCATTTTACCCTTTTCCTTGACCGTTATAGTGTTTCCAACTACGTTTTTTAGATTTATTCATTGATCCAAACTTTACACTTCTTTTTTTCTTACTTTGTGAAGTTTTTTTGTAAGATTTTTCCCTTGCAACAAAGGTTTTACTTAATTTTGCCATTATCTACCTATTTTTTTCTTTCTACCAAGTGGTAATTGTATTGAAGACACGATTTTTTTGCCTTTTTTACTAATATATTCATATCCAATCAACTGATTCTTAAATTTTTCTTGGATTGACTTAACAGCCTTCTTAAAACTTGTATCTTCTTTCTTTTCCTCTTGTCCTGATTCGTTCCAGAACAGAAATTCACGCATTTTTGCCATAATTTCCTCAATTTTTAGTTAATTTCTACTATTTATAACGGTTTTTGTTCTACTTTTGTTCTATATGTGCCAAAATGCCGACAAGCTACGGAAGAATCGGACAAATATTCCATTTTTTTGTTGATTTTTACATAAAAATACGGTATATTAGCAGTATATGATAAACAAAAACATAAAAACAAATAATATGACGATAGTTAGAAATATCGCATATAAACAAATAGAAAAAATGAGTAAGAATATCAAAGAAATTATTGAAGTTGATAATACTCTTTTAAATATGATTGATATTAATATGAAAAACGCTATTAATAAAATCATCAACGATTACAAATTAAAACAACAGTAACCAAGGAGAAAACACTATGAATACACTATCTACTAAAGCAATAAGTGACATTGAGAAGTATAACAAGTTAAGAGAGATGGAAGAAGCTGTTAAAAGAATTGAAAAAAAAATAGTTGAAGGTAAAGAATTACTTAAAACAAAATCTTTATTTCAAGTAATACAAATAATGAAAACTAAAAAGGACATATAACACTATGAAAAAAGGAAAATGTACTATGTGTAAAAAAGTATTTGTACCAAAGAAAGATGTTTCTATTATAGGAAAATTAGGTCCAATACCTATTGACTTATGTAAAAGTTGTTTGCCTAAAGTTTTGAAATATGATGAATTAACTTTAAATGATACAAGGAGATAGAATATGAAAAATGAACAATTAAGAAAAGATATAATGAAACTTGCGTTAGCTGAAAGTGCTACCGAATGTACCATCGTTTGTGGTACTTTATTTGCTAAGTTTGATGTTTCAATACATGAACAGATGGCAAAGAATTTAAAAACAACTTTACAGACTTTCTTTGATAATAGAAAGAAAAATGATTGTAATGTTCAAATGTCAGGTACATTACCTGATAATGAATATGCTTATGACTTTATGCCAATCGTTGATTTTAGACATGAGGGAATAGGAATATAATGTTTAGACTTTGGATAACAATTTTAATATTTTCATTTATATTTTCTGCCGCTGCTGTATTCGCTGAAGAACATGACGTTTGTAAATCTGAAAAGAAATATAGTCAGATATGGTATTACAATAATTGTGATGGTGAAACATTAGTAATAAAAAAAGTATCAGGTAAGAATACAAAGAATACACCTTGGAAAGGTTACGAAAATGGCACTTCATCTGAAATACCTGAGGATGCAAATCCAGATTATAAGATATTAAAAAAATATCTAAAAAAATATATTAACGAACCAGTAAAAGAAAAACACAAAATCGTTATAAAGAAATCAAAAAATTATAAAGAGTTTACTTTTAATCTTACTGAAGATAAAAAGGTTACAAAGGCATTAAACAAAACTGCTCTATTAAGTTACCTTATGTATGTTGATGGTGAGATAGTAATAGATCAAATTACACCTAAAGATAGATTTGGTAAGATATTTAAAAACAAATCTTTGTATGTTTCAAACTCTATGGGTAAATCAATTATGTCATATGTTTATGGCCATGCTGTATGTAGAGGATATGTTAATGGGATATACGAAACTATGGATTGGGATGTATTAGAAAATACTTTATTTGAAAATCAACCTATAATTAATGTGCTTAATATGGCGTCAGGTTCACAAAAATATGTTGATAACAAAGGTGGTGGTAGTTTTAAAAAATCAAATAGATGGGTTAATAGATGGTCAGTAAATGATTTTGCAAAAAAAGAA